AACAAAGAAGTGGCATCACTACGATAAAATGTTATTTGATTTGTACAGAAAAACGAAACTATCAATGCGAGAAATAGCAGAAGCAACTAACATACACTACACTTCTATCTTCCATACGTTAAAGAGATGTAAGAAAAGACTACAGGAAGCAGTAGGAGAAGATTACAGCGATTATTTGAATAAAGATTTTGAACTAATAAAATAATTATGAAGCACGTTTTAAAAGTATTAAATACATTTATCGGTCAAAAAAAAGAAGAAATTGAAAGAAAAGACCAAAAGATAAAAGAACTTTGGAATGAAAACTTTGAGCTAAAAAACGAAGTAAAAGTTCTAAGAAATGATTTAGCTGAATTAAGTAAAGAACACTTTAAAAAATAAACAATGGAAAAACGAACACCAAGAAAAAAAGCTACAGGTCTAGGTGACACTGTTGAGAATGTATTAGAGGCTACAGGGGTGGCTAAAGTTGCCAAATGGATAATGGGTGATGATTGCAATTGCGAAGAACGTAAAGAAAAGCTAAATGCATTGTTTCCTTACAGAACTCCCAAGTGCCTAACGGAAGACGAACACACTTACTTAACAGAATCACAGGTATTAAACAAACAAACTTTAAAACCAAGTGAGCAGGATGCAATCTTAAAGATTTACAATCGTATCTTTGGAATCAGCAGAGAGCCTACTTCTTGTGCTACTTGTTGGTTAGAAATTATCGATAAAATGCAAAAGGTATTTAACGAATACGCTGAGTAATGAAATACTATCTTATCGACCACGGAAACCAAATGCTCGAAGCTGCCAATGCAGTAACAGACCTTCTAACAAAGCAAGGATGTCACTACGTAGTTTACTTAACAGATGCAGATGGATTAATGTGCGTAGAAGAGATAAGCGAGAATGAATTTTTAGACCACTTTAAAAAGAACCAAAAAACGAAATAAGAAATGGCAAAAGTAGGAAGACCAAGAAACCTAGATTCACCAGAACAACTAAGCGAACTATTCGACAAATACAAAGCAGACGTAAAAGCTAATCCAAGAATCAAAAGCGTATTCGGAGGAAAGGAATTTGAAGAGAGAGCAGAGCCACTAGAAAGACCTCTAACATTAGAAGGATTTGAATTGTTTTGCTTTGACCAAGTAGGATGCGTTGAAGATTATTTTAGAAACAAAGATAAAAGATACAACGAATTTACCTCCATCTGTACGCGTATACGAAAAGCAATACGTCAAGACCAAATCGAGGGAGGTATGGTAGGACAGTACAATCCATCGATTACACAACGTCTCAACGGCTTAACTGAGAAAGTTGAAAGCACGATTATAACAGAGCAACCATTGTTCCCTGAGGAGTAAGTATGTTTAAAAGAACGACTGCGATTAATAAGATTCTTTCGTTGAAAAAACGAATTAAGATAATTCAAGGAGGAACATCTGCAGGAAAGACATTCGGAATACTACCTGTGTTAATAGACAAGTGTGCTAAAGAGCCAAACCTAGAAGTTTCTGTTGTAGCTGAATCCATCCCTCATTTAAGAAGGGGAGCTTTAAAGGACTTTATCAAAGTGATGAGGTGGACAGGACGCTACAACGATGACAGGTTTAACAAGACGTTATTACGTTACGAGTTTGGCAATGGAAGTGTAATAGAGTTCTTCTCAGCTGATGACGCATCTAAACTCAGAGGAGCAAGAAGAGACATCTTATACATAAACGAATGTAATAACGTAAGCTTTGAAAGTTATAACGAATTATCAATAAGAACTAAGCGAGAAGTGTTCTTAGACTTCAATCCTGCAAATGAATTCTGGGTACACAAGGAACTAAAAGACGAACCTGACTCAGACTTTATTATCTTAACTTACAAAGACAACGAAGCATTAGACGAATCAATCGTAAGTCAAATAGAAAAGAACCGTGAGAAAGCATCAACGTCATCTTACTGGGCTAATTGGTGGCGTGTTTACGGACTAGGAGAGATAGGTAGTTTAGAAGGAGTAATCTTTAACAATTGGAAAACGATTGACACGATACCAAGCGATGCCAAGTTGATAGGAATAGGACTTGACTTTGGATACACGAACGATCCTACCTCAGCAATCGAAATATACAATTACAACGGACAAAGAATAATCAATGAGATATGTTACCGTACAGGAATGGTAAACTCAGACATTGCTAAGATCCTGCCTAACCACGTTACTATTTACGCTGATAGCTCAGAGCCTAAATCAATAGAGGAGATTCGTAGATTCGGTAAGATGATTAAAGGAGTAACCAAGGGAGTTGACTCAATCAAGTTTGGAATTGACGTAATGCAACGACAAGAATACTTAGTTACCAGTGCGAGTACAAACCTAATCAAAGAACTTAGAAGTTATTGTTGGAGCGTAAAGAAAGACGGAGAGAAAACAAACGTACCTATTGACCATTACAATCACGCTATTGACGCATTGAGATATCACGAGATGGAAACACTAGGTTTAAAAAAGAACTATGGACAATACAACATCAGATGATCTTCCAATGATGAAAAGAGTAGTTGAGGACTACATCTATCAGCGTACAGGAAAACGAATTACAATAGTATTCGATGACGTAATGATGATACGCAGACACTTCCAAATGCTGACTGCAGCCTATGACATTATCCTAGTGCAACAAAACAAAAATTAAATCGTTTTAAAATTATGAAGTTAGAAATTAACGTACCTTCAAGCCTAAGTGAAATACCACTTAAACATTACCAAGACTTCCTAAAAGTTCAGGCAGATTCCAACGATGAGGAATTTGTCGCTCAGAAGATGATTGAAATCTTTTGTGGCATAACTCTCAAGGACGTAGTTAAAATGAAGCTAACGAGCTTAAATGAGCTAATAGCGCACTTCACACAGTTGTTTTCTGAGAAACCTAAGTTTCAAAATAGGTTTAAAATTACATCAGAAGAAGGAGAGATTGAATTTGGATTCATTCCAGAATTAGAGCAGATAAGTTTTGGAGAATACGTTGATCTAGAATCGCATCTTACAACTTGGGAAACATATCACAAAGCAATGGCAGTTATGTACCGACCAATTATCAAAACACGGAAAGATAAATATGATGTTTTACCCTATGAGCCAAACAAAGACTTTCAGGAGTTAATGAAGTTTGCACCTTTGGACATAGTTATAGCAAGTAGTGTTTTTTTTTGGAGTTTAGGAAGCGAGTTACTAACGGCTACCCTGAATTATTTGGAGAACGAGATGAAGAAGAACACGAAGCTTACAACGACTTTTCAGAAACAACTCAATTTGCAAAACGATGGGGATGGTATCAATCAATATATGCAATCGCTCAAGGAGACATTACAAGATTCGATGAAGTTACCAATTACAAACTTACTAAATGTCTCACCTATCTCGTCTTTGAAAAGCAAAAAACAGACATTGAAAGAAGACAATTTGAACGCAATTTAAAACGATGACAGGATTCTACGACATACTAGACAAACTTAAGTGGCACTTTGATAACGATGAGATTGTCAACACGGTAACGCAAGGAGACATCTTTCAGGTTGATCTTAACAAACAAACTATCTTTCCGTTAACGCACATAATGGTAAACAGTTCTACGTTATCAGATAACACGCAGACGTTTAATGTTTCAGTGATTGCTATGGATATTGTAGACGTATCAAAAGCAGAACCACTTAATAACTTTGAAGACCGTGATAATGAACTAGATGTATTAAATACTCAGCATCACGTCTTAAATAGATGTTACCAACAAATGCTTCACGGTAATCTTTGGGATCAGCAATTCGTAGTAGAAACAGACCCTACGTTAGAACCATTTACAGAAAGATTCGAGAACTTACTTGCAGGTTGGACGATGACATTCGATGTTACTGTTCCTAATGACATGACGATTTGCGACACAGGAAGCTATGCTCCTTACTGCTCACCTTCATACGTTGTAAACACGAACGGAAGTTACTCAGCAACTATTCAGAGTGGAGAAACTCTTACGTTACCTGACACGACATTGAATCTACAAATAGACGGAACACAAGTAGCGACATCAACATTTGCAACTTTAAGCAATCAACTTATAAATTTAGTATGGCAATAGACATTAACATTCCATCACAGGTAAAGAACTACGCAAACCTAGCAGCGTTTCCTGCAACAGGTACGCTAAAAACAATCTTCATAGCAGAGGACACTAACAAGACATATCGTTGGACAGGTTCAGCATACGTTGAGATTTCAGCAAGTCAAGCAACTGCGTGGGGAACTATCACAGGAACGCTATCCGCACAAACGGACTTGAATACTGCATTGAGTGGTAAAGTCCCAACGACTCGCACCCTAACAATAAACGGAACTACACAAGACCTATCCGCAGATAGAACATTCACGATATCTACGGGAATCACAATCGGTACGACTGCAATCACATCGGGTACTATTGGACGTGTATTGTTTGAAGGTACGGGAAATGTAGTGCAAGAATCAGCTAACTTGTTTTGGGATAATACGAATGGAAGGTTAGGGATAGGAACGAGTACGCCTAGTGTGCCTTTAGAAGTAAATGGAAATGTTAGAATCACACAATCGGGAAGCACAACATTCGGAGTTAACATAGCGACCACGGGTGGAGCTACTACAATTACTCCAATATCAAGTACCTCAAATATTACTTTAATTAGTCAAAATTCAAATAGTTATTTATCGTTAGCACCTAGTTCAGTTGCTTTAGTTTCAAGAGGTGGAAATCTATTTGTAAACGCTTTAAATGTTTTGGCATTTGAAACGGGTGCATCAAGTACGGAAAGAGCAAGGTTCGCAACGACAACGGGAAATTTCCTCATCAACACCACCACAGACGCAGGATTCAAGCTTGACGTTAATGGTACTGCGAGGGTGGTTAATGACCTATCATTAGGAACTACCTCAACGACGGGCGCAAATATAATTGTAAATAGGTCAGCAGTTGGTTCAGCAGATTTATTAGCAAAATTTGATTTTCAAAGAAATAGTATATCAACGGGCTATATAGAGGCAAAATTAAACTCAAGTTTATTGGAATATGCATTCTATGCAAATGGACAAGACCACTTTAGATTAACAACATCTGCGGCTTCTTTTGGAAAATCTAATGGCTTAAGCAACATCCAAGTGTCTATTTGGGCAGCATCAAATCATTTAACATTAGGGAATCCAACAAGTGCAATCACCAACATTGATGCTATATTTCAATCAGGATATGGTGAAGTAGGTAAAATTCGAGTAATTAAAGGTGCTAATGCTACACCATCAGGGGCTATGGCTTTTTATACGCACAATGGAACTGCTTCTGTAGAAAATATGCGTATTGCTAAGACAGGTAACGTCCTAATCAACACAACAACTGACGCGGGATATAAGCTTGATGTGAATGGGACTGCGAGGGTTAACACGCTGACAATCGGACTAGGTGGAGGACAAATTGCTACAAATACAACATTAGGATTTCAAGCAGGTGATGCAACGGCAACTGCAGGTGGTTCAACATATATCGGTTATCAAGCAGGAAATAAAAATACGGCAGGTTCAATTACGGCTATTGGACACACTTCAGCTTTGAATAATACAAGCGGGGATGGTATAACTGCAATCGGAGGAAGGGCACTTCTTTCTAATACAACGGGTAATTATAACACTGCTTTAGGTTATAGTTCTTTGTTATCAAATACAACGGGCTCAAGCAATACTGCAATTGGGGTTGATACTAGTAGTGGTAATTTTACGGGTAGTGTAATTCTTGGACGTAATGCAACGGCAACTGCAAACAATCAATTTGTGGTGGGTAGTTCGGGAATAAACGCAGGAAGTGTAACAACTGAAGTCAACGTATCAACGCAAGTATGGAACGTAATTATAAACGGAGTAGCAAGAAAAATCTTATTAGCATAAACTTTAAACATAAATAATGGAAACACAAACAAACGGAGTAGCGATTCAACCAATCGTATACCCACTTAACGAAGGTACTGCGACACGATTAAGCGTACTTGTATTGAACTTTGAAACGACTGCAACGACTTGCACAACGTATTGGCAATTACTAACCGAAGAAGGTAAGATGTTAAGCGAAGACAATTACACGCTAACTGAGGAACAATTCTTAACTTGGGGTACT